TTGCGAACTAAATCACTTAATGCTTCTTGGTCTGTCTTAGTTTCTGTTTCTGGTATATGGTCTATCCATAGCTTTATAAATCTTCTGGAAGCTTCTGTATCATTTATAAATATAACTCCTGCATTTAACCATCCTGAGTAGTTAGAGTGCTTGTCTGCATTATTTTCTTCCTTTCGTCTCATTGTAACTCCGATGTCATAGTCTCCTTCAACTTCATCTATTCTGTCCTGAAAGATACAATCATCATCTATCCATACTGTAAATCCTTTTAACTTATCTAGGATTAGGTTTGGCTTAAATGAACATGACTTAAATACTCCAGTTAAATCATCTTTATTTATTCCAATTTCATCTAAATCATAAACCTCTACCTCATAACCAACTTCATCTGCTGATTTTAATAGGTCTTTAACAAACTTCTCGTGAGCTTTATTACTAGCTGTTATAATTCGCATATATATTTTAATACATCAGTTTTTGGTTTCCAATTTGGTGCTGTGTTTTTTAGGTTAGCTGTCTCTACTTCTCCAATTTTACTAGCTCTGTAATTTATAGTTTTACCTGTAGCCTCTGCTAATTCTGTCATTGAGTGTGCTATATCGTTTGCGAATACATAATTTCCATTGTTCCAATTAGGTGCTTCAACTAATCCATCTACTAGGTCATCAACGTATACAAAGTTTCTAGTTTTCTTTCCATCTCCATTTATATTACAAACTTTTCCATCTTTAAATATGTCTACTACACTTTTTGGAGCACCATAAATATTAGGTAATCTGCATATAATGTAGTTATTATGCAACATTTCAATGTATTTCTCTGCTGTATATTTTGACAATCCGTAAGGTGATTCTATTCCATCATTAATTGCTCCTGCTGTTGATATAAAAATAAACTTGGCATTTGGGTAATTCTGTAATAATTTAATTGTAACAAGAATGTTATTTCTAGCATCTGCAACTGGGTCTTTCATAGAAACATCAACTTGTGATTGAGCTGCTAAATGATAAACAATATCTGCCTGTGGAAAGTATTCTTGAGTTAGAATATCTCCTTCTAATACATGAGCATCTGGAAATCTCTTTAGTAGTTTTTTACCTATAAATCCTTTATGACCTGTTATTAGTATAGACATTATATTGTATTAATTATAAAAAATTTATATCATTTACATTCTTTGCTCCGAATAGAACTTTATTTATCTCATGGTTTTTACAACAGTTCTGACACTTATCATTTACTAGGTCTTTTGGTATTACTCTGTTTTCCCACACTTTTTTAAATCCATCTTTTAAGTCTCCTAAGTTGTATTTCTTTTCTAACGTTCTATATAAACAAATACTTAGTTTTCCATTCCAATCTATTGATGGGCAAAAGTTATGTCCATAACACTTACCATAGGTCTTTGGTTTTGTTGATTCATTAAACTTATATGGTGTTAGATATACTTTGAAATCTTTTGTTTCATACTTTTTTAAATATGTTGGTATTTCTATCTTTGGTTGGTCTTTATAATTATCTTCTAATGCTGGTCTTACTTGGAAATAACTTGCTCCAAATTCTTTTGCTTGTCTACATAATTTATCTAATTCTGTATCTTCAGTAAGATTAACATTTATTCCAAATGGTACGTTTGGCTTAACTATTCCTTCAATACCTTTTGGTGTGATGCTAATTCTAATCCATTTAAATAGTTTCTCAGTCTTCAATTGTAAATATCCATTTGTAAAGATTCCTTGCTCTAATCCTAATTCATCTGCTAATTTTACAAACTCATCAAAATTTGGATGTAAACTTGGTTCTCCTCCACCTGTCCAGTTGATTGCCTTAACTCCCATCTCTGCCATATCTTTAATGCTGTTAAGCATTACTTCTCTATCTATTTTGTTTGATTCGTGTTTATCTTTGAAGAAACACCATGGACAATTAGCATTACAATATCCTGTTGGACTAATCTCTATCAGTATAGGTGATATATTGTCACCATTTAGCCAGTCCTTTATTCTATCTCCGTTCCAAAGAAGTTTTAATTGTGGACTTATAATGTCTTTCATATTTTTTTTAATATTCCATCTACTACATCATAATGTAAGTTATCTCCTCCATGTATTACACATGAATCTATAACCTTTGCTTTGAATCCGTTCCACTCTGGGTAAAAATCAAACATTGATAAATCGCTAAATAAAATATACTTTTTAAAAAACTCCCATAAATCTTCATCTGTCTTATAATTATTATATAAATAATCAACAAACACTTTGTTAAAAATCAAAAGTTCATGACTTAGCCTAGACCTGCTCTCTTCAATTTCATATCCACCAAGCGTTTCTATTTCTTTCAAACTAAGTAATTTACGTTCTTCACCACCAATTTTAACTAACGGAGCAACAAAACTCCAATTTCCTATCATCTCTTTCTCGTAGTTTGGTAGAGGATTTTCTTTTATAGTAATGTCATGGTGAGCAATATATACATGCTCATATTCTTTATAAAAATGCTTTGATATTCCAATATAAGCTATCATTTCGCAACAATGGAATTCTCTATCCACTGGAATGAACTCTTGTCTTGGTGAATCAAAAAATTTATATCCTTTATCTTTTGCTAACTTTTCTAAAATAATTGATGGTTCACAAAATTTATTACCGTATGTAGCTATGCCAACATCACATATCTTTTCTACTTGTTCTGCAACCTTAATAGTAGTTTCTAACTGGCTATCTATTGCACAAATGACTATAATACTCTTTAACTTTTTCATGACCAATGTGTAAAATTATTTCATTATCTATCCCTACATCTTCTTCACATACACACCAGTTAGGTGGTAATATATATGGATTTATTCCTGTCTCCCAAATTGCTCTCCACCAAACAAGTGGTGCTCTTAAGGGTGTCTTTTCCATTATCTCACAAAACTTTTCTAGTAATCTACGGACTCTAACGTTTGTTATATCTACTGCTACTATCGCTCCATTAAGTGCATACCCAGTTCCGTTAGTCTCATCAAGTTGTTTGTCACTGCCTGCTCCTATCAGCGTATCAACCCTTACAAGTTTCCTCGGGTTTGCTAGTAGGCAGATTCCAAATTTCTTTACCAGTGGTATTATCTTTTCAACATCTTTATTTACAATAAACAAATCTCCATCTAAAGCTATTGCTATCTGTGCTTTGCTTTGTAGTATCTTTTTAACTTGCCAGTAATCATTCATTATCCAACCATATCTTGGGTGGTCTTCCTTCACTATATTAGGTAAGTCTGTATAAACAGAAATAGTAGCGTTTGGAAAATACTTCTTGATATTATCAGTGTTTGGTTGTTTCCCGAACTCTGCTAGAATTATCTCAATCATTGAACTGCTATTAATGGGTGTGGTGTATATTTAAAATATTTATGCTTTCTTGGGTCTCCTTCTATGTAATTTACCTTTAGGTCTTTAAAGTCTTTTATAACGTAAGGGAAACTTAATTGGTCTCTTTGACTCCATCTGCAAATCTCTGCCCACCATGCCTCATTAAATTGATTTACTCTAGGTGTGTTTCTTCTTATAATAACGTTACATTCTGGCATACCTGCGTGTTCTGGAAATCCTTTTTCTTTATAATGTTCAATCTGTTCAGTAATCTCTTTCTTCATCTCTGGTTTGTGTGGGAATAATCCTGCTGCCTGTGGTGCTTCCACATATACACAATCTCTTGCGTGGTGTTTCCATAATGCAATATCTGCGTCTCCTAACCATTCATCTATAAGTTGTTGTTCTGGTATTAATAGTTCTATATTTCCATCTACCCAAATACTAATTCCATCTACGTATTTATGTGAGAGTATCTTATAAATCTTTGCGTTCATCGTGTTCCCAACGAATTTCTTATACTCACTGAACACTGGTATATCTTCTCTTGGGAAATCCTTATTAGCTATTATTGATGTGTAAATCGTAGATTCCTCGTTTTTTGAAATTGATGTCATCTTGGTTGTAGTCTCTTTTACCTGACTTAATATCTTCTTGTATATTTTTAATTCTTTCTGGGTCTAGCCATGCGTAATGTAATATTGCCCATGGAACTTCTATCTGTATGTAATGTGGGTCTCCAGTATAGGTTACTATTGAATGATACTTTTCTTTGAAGTGTAAGTTTCTGTCGTTGTAGAATATCTTATTTAGGTTTAGTCTTATCGGATTCTCAAAATGATGCTTAGGGTCTTGTATTAAATTATAGAATGGCACCCCTACTACTATTGGTACTTCGTGTTCTCCTATCTCTATGCGTTCTATAAATTCTCTGTCTGCTCCTATTAGTTTCTCGTCTTGGTCTATGTTTATAACCCAACAATCCTTCGGAGTCTTCTCCAGTAGAAAGTTACGTTGTATCTCCATATCCACGAACGGATTTTGATATAAAGTAAGATTGTAGACATCTTTGTATTTATTTAATAACTCCCATGTTCCATCTGTGCTTCCACCATCAACTATGTAGTATTCATCTACTAGAGGATAAACACTTTCTATACATCTAAGTATTTCGTGTATTCCGTTTTGACAGATTAAATTTCCGACAACCATTGGTCTTTCTCTAATTTATAAAATGATGTTCCAAAAATTGTAAACTTCGTGGCAACTAATTCTGTATACTCACCATCATAAATCCTTGATACTTTCGGTAAGATTTCACTAATCATTTTACTGATTTTTCTACTCCTTATCCAAACTATAATTATAAATGACCAACAATTAGGTATACTCCAATAGTATTCTCCGCATCTGCCAGTTGGCTTTAGAAATAGATGGTCTATTTTTTTTAAAATTGTAACCATTGGTTTGAAACTTTATCCCAATTATATGTGTCTAATGCAAACTTAACTTGTCTTTCTATTTCACCATCATCCCATTTGGGTTGATTTAAAATAGCATTTAGATATTGGTCTTTGTTTTCTTGGTCTCCGAAATTAATGTCTTTTCTCCATTTCTTTCCTTCGGTATGAATTTTTGCTCCACTTTGTACTGTCTCATTCAAAGCTGCAAAATCTGAGGTAATACATTTACAACCAGCATATTGAGCTTTAACTGCACTAATACAGTGAATCTCATAGAACTGTGTTGGGTATAGGAATATTCCTGCTTCTAGGTATTTCTTAGCTATCTCATCTTGGGTAATCATATAACCACCTTCTGCGTAGCCTCTCTTAATAAGTGAGTTAAACCGCTTCTTTTGGGTGTTCATATAAGCCATCATCTTCGGGTCATCTTTGTGCCATTTCTCGTAGTGATGCCATCCATAATACCATGCTAATTTCCATGGTTTTTTTGATTTTTTAATGAGCTCTTCAAATATATCTATTACTGCATCTAGGCTTCTTTCTGGACTTGAAGTATTTAAAATTAGGTATGGGTCTCTTTCAACCTTAACCTCAAAAGGTGCTGGGTCGAATCCGTTAGGAACTATCATTACCTTATCTTTTGGAATGTTTGGGAATATCTTTTGGTGTGCTTTAGTTTTAAGCATTACCTTAGTAAGCTTTGCTATCCTCTCTGTTGTAAATTCTTCTTTAGGAAGAACATCATGTATATCTATTAAAATCGTCTTTGCGTTTAGGTTAAAGTCTAATGGTCGTGGATGTCTCCAAACTATGATAACATCTTGTTTGTCTTTTACATTGAACTCCCAATAAGGTTTATATTGAACCTTACCGAATTTCTTTGCCTGTCCACAGTTATTATAAACTGTTACGTTCCAACCTTTATCTGCCCATTGCTTTGATAGATTAACTACTGCCTCTTCACTTCCACCTAGCTTCTCTGAATTAGGATGCCAAACTGAATCTGTATATGCACAGTAATAAACTAAATCTTTTCCTGTTGTTGTTGTCTTTACAAAGTTAAGGTTTTTAAATACACAGAACTTTGGATGTGATTGATATTTAAACTCATCACACATCTTCTTCAATTTCTTTTTGTCTTTAATCTTAGTTGCTTTCGTTAGAAACTCATCAACTGTCTTTTCCATCTTTGTCTCTGCTTGTAAAACTGTTTCAAAACTTTTAACCTTTGGGTCATCTGGATAAATCTTCTTACAAGTCTTTAAAACAAGTAAGGCGTTCTTAAACTCTGCCTTAGCAAAATATGTATTAGCTAAAAGTATTAACGGATTGAAATCGTAATCTCTTGGGTTGTAAACCAATATCTGCCTGTCTGGAACTTTTAACTTAAGTCCTTGTAATAAAAAATCTCTTGCTTGGTCTAGGTTTCCTTTATAATAATTTAGCTCTCCTAGTTTAAGATATGGGTCTGGATATGCTGGTTTAAGAGCCATAGCCTGTAGGTAATATTCTTCACTCTTTTCAATATCTCCAATTCTTAATAGAGCTATAAACTTTTCTTCTATTGAACCTGAAATCTTCAAGAACTTCTTAAAGTATTTAACAGCTTCCTTTGGTCGTGATTCTCCCATTAAAGCGTTAGCTACTAGCCATTCACTTCTAGGGTCATCTGGGTGAGCTTTCATATATCGCTTTGCGATGTCTATGTTTCTTTCTGCTGCTGACTTTGCTCTTGCTCCATCTGTTATATGTAAAATTTCTATCTCTTCTGTTAGTTGTGCTTCTGGTTCTATTATTTTTCTAAAATCTTCATGGACTTCTCCCATCCATTCAGCTACTCCTTTTTTTAAAACTCTTGTTTTTAAATGCTTAACAGTGCATTGACCATCTTTAAAATCATATAGATAGTGCATTATAGTTGTATCTATGTGGTCGTTATACATCTTCTTAACTAATCCTGGAAGTTTCTCTGCTCCTCTAACTATGTCATCTGCGTCTAACCAAAATATATAATCTCCTGTCGCTTGTTCAAAGTTAAAGTTTCTTGCTTTAGAAAAGTCATGTACCCATTTAAAATGAGACACTTTAGCTTTGTATTCTTTAGCTACTCTTTCACACGCTTTGTTTTCACCAGTTATAGTGATACAGATTTCATCTACGTATTTATGAACGTATGATAAACATCTAGCTAATAGTTTAGCTTCATCATCTGATGGCTTTACTATCATACATAAAGATAATCTAGAATTCATAAGGGATTAAAAACTGCGGAAAGGTTTTTCCAAACCATCGCACTTCTTCATTAGTGATTAAAAATCTTGGGTCATCCATTGACATGTCTAATACTTGCCATAGTTTTTCTGGTAAGCTTAGTTCTGCTCTTCCTTTCTTATCAGCGAATGTTGCTAACATTTTATTACCTAGACCTTTTCGTCTATGTTTAATTAGTCCAAGAAAAGCTTTATAGTCTTCCTTGTTGTTTTTGATGTAAGCTTTAACAGTGTCCTTAATTACTTGTTTCCTCGTCTTCATACTCAATTAGAGATGCTTCCATAGTCAGTATTGATGTGGCTGTGGAAACAGCATTGATTAATGATGTTTTAACTACATGTAATGAATCCACTACATTCTCTGAAATCTCTTCTTCTGACTCTGCGTTCTTCTGAATCTGCTTATAAGGTGCTTCACAAATTTCTTTAATGATTCCTACTCCAGCTTCTTTTAAAGCTTGCCCTCCACCTTTAACAATTCCATCATGGGCGTATTTAGCTGAGTGAATCGCATCTTCTACTTTAAGAACTATCTCTTGTCGTTCTACGTCAGTTGGCTTCCCTACTCTTATAATTGCTACTCCACCTGATATGGCTGCTATACGTGTTCTAAGTTTTTCTTTGTTAAATTCTGATTCCTCTTTAGCTAACTCTTCTTTGAGTTCTTTGATTTTAGCTTTAGTATCTCCGTTGCCATTTATGATGGTTGTATTCTCGTTTGTTACAACAATCTTCTTAGCTTGGTTTCCTAAGACCTTTAAGTCTTCTTCATTAAGCTCTTTATTTTCAATAGCTGCTACGTTAAACTGTCCTTCAAGTTTTAAGGCTTCTGCAAAAGCTAAAGCATCTTTACCCCATTGAGGTGCAATGATTGCCATCTGCTTATATCCTTCCTTACTAACTGTTGTAATTTTTTCTTTTATATTAGCTACTGTTGCTCGTTCATCTAAAACTAAGAAATGTACATTATCGTATATCTCTTTCTTATCCATATAGCTCACTACGAGTTTGGAATCGAATTGAACACCCTCTACTATTTCTTTTTCAAGAACATCGTATTGAGTTTCTTCTACTGATATGTCAGCGTCTTTTCCTAGCTCTGTAAATATCTCTGAGATTATCTTTCCTATCTTTGGACTCAGTGATGCTGTTGTTGCTATATTTTCAATATCTTTAGCACTTTTAACAATGCTAGAGTTTTTGTCTAGATTTTCTATTGTCTTATAAGTATCTTCCCAAACCTTATCCCGTAACTTACGAGGACTCTGTAATTGGGCATCACTTAAAAGTTTTTCTAATAATGATTGTAAAAGAACTAATGTGGTGGTTGTTCCATCACCAGCTAGAGCATTGGTTCTTCTTGAACATTGTTTAGCAAGAACTATTCCTGCTTGTACTTTTTCATCCTTAACGTCAATCTCATTTACGATGCTAACACCGTCATTTATGATTTCTGTTGTTATACCGTTATAAATTAGTACGTTCTTTCCATTGTGTCCTAAAGACACCTTTACTACATCGGCACATAAATCTATGCCTTTCTGTACTTTCTTCCTAGCACTATCGCTAAAAAATATACTTTTCATATTACTTGCTCTCCTGGAAGTGGGCGGAGAGCCGCCCGTTCCAAGTAATCTAAAGTTGATTAATTCTAAGTTCCGTCTTTGAAACCATCTGCGAAGAAATTCGTAGTTTGGTTTCTAACTGATAATGTGAACTTACCTATGACTGCTCGTGGGTCATAGTCACCTTTCCTCGCAAGGTTAGTGTCTATGTACGGTTTACGTAGGTATGCTACTTTTAATTTATCAGGGTTGATTCCAAGAATTCTTCCTGTGGTGTCTGCGGCTATCTGAATATATCGGTGATTATGCTTGCTTACTCTACCAAGACCTGTTTCAAATACATCAACAACGTTAATGATTTGTTTAAGGTTAGCTCCGTCTGATGATATATTAGTCTTATTTGTAAAGCTGTCCATTTCGTTAGAAAGGAAGCTACCAACAAATACGTCTGTTGCTACATCTCCATTTGAGTTATCCCATTGGTCTTTCATTAGACCACGCAATACAGATGCTGAGAAGGTTACTGCCGAAGTATGTGAAGTAGTATTACTCGATGTTGAAATCGCGTTAATAATACCAGACATTCTTGGAGCTGTTCCAGATACTCCTGAAACTAAAGAACCACGAACTAAATCGAGTTCTGCACTATTGTGCCAATCCTTCAATGCTTTTTCTGTTTGACGTGCTAATTCGTTTGTGTTGTGGTAATGGTCAATCTCTTGTTGAGTACGAGAAACCTCATACTTCTTAGCGATTAACTGCACAATGTTTGTCAAACGTGTAGGTGTTGTAAGAGCTGAATTAGAGTAATCTGCATTTTCAGCTACTGCCAAAGATGCGACTGTGTCTAATTCATCTACTAAAGTGTTATGTACTGTTACGATTGCATTGGTTTTTCCAAGCATGTTGTGAACTGATGTTTCCGTTGCTGTCAAGGTTTCAATCAATCCTAGTACGTCTTCTTTAATAGAAACGTCACCATAACTATTCAGAATATTTTCTTCTGATGCCATAATGTTAATGTTCTACCCTAGTTGTCCATCCTTTATGAGTTGTTCAATTAACGCTTCACGTGCAGCAGGGCTGCCTTGTTTGGCGTTCTTTGTTAAATCCTGTATGGCTGGGTTTTCGAGTGGAACTGTTCTATTTTTACTGCTTACTCCTATATCTTTCTGTTTGTCCTGTTCCTCAGATGCTTGTACTAATGGCTGAACGGCTTTCCATGCCTCTTGAAGAGACAAGTTTTTTCCGATTGACATTGGCACAATCAAGTCTTCTAAATAAGTCTTAGCTTTAGGATTTTCACTTAAGAATTGAATCTTAGCTACTGTGTCCTTAATTGCTGATAACTCATTATCTGACTCGGGTTGAGCAGCGGGTGCTGACTCTACCTTCGGTTTTCCAACATGGGAAGCAAGGTTCTTATAATGCTTGATAGCATCATCTTCATCTTTAAATTCCCTACCTGAAATTTCCTCTAACTTCTCCTTGAAGTCGGGAACATCTGGGGTTGGCGTAACATCTTCTTTCCCTACTAATTCGCTGTCTTGTGATTCATCGACTGAGTCGAGGGTCTCATCAATAGCGTCATCAATGTCGGTGTCTAAAGGTTTGTTTTCCATAATTTTTTTTGAAAGAAATTAATCCTCTTGGCTCGACCTGTCCTTGAGGGTGTTGTATATATTTGGTTCGTCATCCACTAAACTGCGGAGTTCGTTCCTTTTAACGCCGAATAGTTCTTCCATCCAGCTCTCTACCAAATTAATAGCGTGCTTCCTCGCCTGTAAATCTTTTAATGTGTCACAGTCTCTAACTGAATCAAGCTCCTTTACTTTATCAGCAAGGGCTCTTAGTGCTTCTTCATTGTTGTTTATAAATTCACTCATACTACTGGGTTACTTCCTGGAATTGGGTTAGCGTTAGCTTCTGTTTCCACTGCACCTTGTTTAGCTTGTTCTTGTTGTGCGTTTAATTTTGCTTGTGGTTCTCCTAGAGTCTCTTGAGCTTGAATCATTCTGTCTCCATCTAATCCAAGTGCGTCAAAGATTTCTCTTAGAGCCTCATCAACATTTAACTTGCTTCCAGGGAATTGAGCTGCAATTCCTAGAGCTTGAGTAATTGATTGAGCTACCATAGCTGGGTTCATTTCTTCATCTCCTATTTGAATGTCTACGTTAAAGTCTGTATTAAAAGCTTCGTCTGTTATTTCTATAAATCTATCTTCTCCTTGGTCATTAAGTTCTTGAGTAATACGTGCTATGTCAGCATCCATCTCTTCGTTTGAAGTTATCATACCTGCGTCTTTACGAGCTTGATGAGCTCTAAAAACTTCTTTCTCAACTAAAGGTTGTTGGATTCTTTCTAAGTCTGCTGGGTTTCCTGTAATTCTTACTAGGTCTCCCTTCTTAAGAATTTTTTTAATAATAGGAATGTAATGTTTTTCAATTAATTCTTCTATAGAGAAACTAATATTTTCCATTACTAAATTACTTCTACTAGCTGTTCCACGTTCTTGTATCATAGCGTTAGTAGCTGGAGTGGAAGCTGTAATTTGAGCTTCATCAAATGTTCCTGATACGTCTTGAGCCCATTGTTTTCCAATCGCTTCATCTTGATAAGTTGATTGGTCAGCGTCTGCTACGTTTAGAACTTCTATATCATCTCTTTGAGATTTAAGTTTAATCCCATGAGTTGTAAATAATTTACTAAATTGTTGTGGTGTTACTCCACCTCTAAGTTTAAATAATCCTAGTTGTGAGATTCTATGTTTATTGAGTCTAGTGTTTACTACTTCATTTACATAAGCCTGCAAATTGATAACCATTTCTCCAATACCTCTACCATCCATGCGATTCCAGATGTCTTTAAATCTAAACATCACATAAGGGTGTTTCTCAACTTCCTTAATCAAATGAATAATAGTTCCACCTCTAATATCAGAAGCAACTATAAGTCCATAAACATATTCGTCTTTGTCTGCTTCTTTTCCTGTAAGAAGAAACTTTGACATATAACCATAACGTTCATAAACGTCTACTTGTGGAATCTCTGAAACATTAGCTGAACGTACATCTTCAAATCCTGTTCGGTCTACTTGTGTATGCCCTTTAACAGCTTCTACGTTTGTCCAGTTACCTCTCTTAGCTTCTTCACGAAACTCTGGAAGTGAAAGAATATTCTTTTCTGTAATAGGACTGTCATCTAAAGAGTTTGCTGATGGGTCAAATACCATATTCAATCTATCAATGACTCTTGACATAAGCTGGTCTCCATCTCTCCAAGTCTTAACAAAACAAGTTCCGTCTAAAGCGATAAGTCTTATGACTCCATTTATCAGTTTACCAAATCCTAGTTTATCTAAATAATATTTCAGCACATATCGAAATACTGCTGCTACTCCTACGGATTTAGGATTCTTAGATTTGACACGAATGTCATCAGTATCGATGTCAATGTTCTTAACTGTGTCCTCGATTAGTTTTTCAGTTAAAGGAACGAAAAGTTTTCGTCTTCCTGTTACTGGGTCGTTTTGTTGATTAAAAACTCCAAAGTAATTCTTCCGAGCTTTCTTGACAACTTCCCTCATAGTGAAAGAAACTCTGTCTGTTACAAAAGACTCTCCTTCTTCCCAGTTAGTTACCTCTGCTGAGATTAGTCCGATTGCCTCAGACTCTTGGTTGTTTGGTTCAAATTTCATATTTTTGTTTAAGGTTCTCTTTTATTGTTTGATATAAATAATAAAAAGCATATCCAGATTCACCACCTTCTTCTAGCATTTTTATTGCGATGTTAATTTCCTCTTTTGTTACAATAATTTCCATATTAATAATCTGTATTTTCAAAATCAAGGTCTTCAGTCTCTTCTGTGTGTGTATCTATTGATATAGCTAGGTATCTAATCATATCAGCAGAATGACTTGTAAAATCATGCTTTGGTTTATCCTTGAATGTACCAGCCTTGTCATCCCACTCTTTGGTATACTGAGCTAGTGTGTCTACGAAGTCTTCGCATTTAACGTCATCTACGTATAGTCTTGGGAAGATTGACCTAACAGCGTTGATTCCATCAGATACTGATAGTTTCTCAGCTACGTCAAAATTAATTCCTAGACTCTCTGCGATTTCTAATCGACTTCTTCCTGTTGTAAATTCTCTTACTGCGATGTCATGTGGAGCGATGTGTCTGTCATAGACATAACCCTTCTCCTTACAAACAGCTATAAAGTGGTCTAATCCTTTTCCAGTCTCTTCGTAATAATCAATCATTCTAATTTCTCCTCCTACCATTTGAAAAAATCCTATGGCAGTGGCGTCAGCTACTCCTAAATCCCAGGCAGTAGTAACGTTTAGAATTGGTTCGTGTGGGATTCTCTTATAACGTTTTTCGGCTCTCATACGAGAAATCTCGTCTGCGTAGTAAGCTCCCTTAAGAGAACCTTCGAATGAACATTCAAATTCCTGTTCGTATTCGTCAGTGGTCATTTTCTGCTTTGCTCTCTCAAGATAGTTTTCTTTTAATAAGCCTGTGTCGTCTACAGCAAGTCTCATCCTTAACCAGCTATCACCAGCTTCGGTCTTCTGTGCGTCAGTCATTTTTTCCCATCTTTCGTCTGCTATACCAAATTGTGAGTATATACGATAAAAATCATTCTTACCCTTTGGAGTTCCAATCCAAATCGCGAATCCATCATGTTCTGCCAAAGTAGGTAAAATAATCTCAGAATATATATTAGATGGTTGTTGTGAGTATTCATCAAACACACATCCCCATAATCCGATTCCACGAAGACTCTCAGGGTTATCTGCCCCATAGAGAGTTATACGTGCTCCGTTTGGAAAGGTACACGACAGTTCCTGAACGTTGAATTTAGTATGTGGTATCTGTCTACCGTATTTTTGTAAAATATCCCACGCTACATTTTTAGCTTGTTTGTACGTAGGTGCTACATAGGCGTAGCGTTGGTCTTTATCTGAACACCGAAAACACTCTCTTATGAGGTGATTTAGTGAAGCTACTGTCTTGCCTGCTCTCCGATGTAAAACAAGAACAATAAGTTTCTTATTCGAGCCATGGAACGTTTTAGCCCACTCTCGAGGTTTATAGTCAATCTTAATTTTCAAGGAGTTTTCTTAATTGACGAAGTAACCAAGGTTTAAATATATGTCCAGCTTTCCCTTTCTCTTCTTGGTACCAGCATGACTCATATTTTCCTATCACATATTTCCAAATGTCTTTAAATGGTGGATAGAACTTAACTGCATCGTGTTCGATATATCCGTTGAATCCTCTACGTTTTCCTATATAATATCTTAAAGTATATATCATATTTAATCTTTATCTACTTCTTTAACACAGTTATCTAGAGATTCCATTAGCTCTTCTGGATAATATTTATCACCGTCTCCGTTAAGTAATTTTTCTCTCCATTTTAGAAATTGTGATACTGTCATATATTTGTTCTAAACTTGTTAAAATCGTATATTTAGGACT